TGCCATCCGACATGGTTCCCGAAGAAGTTACCGATGGAATGGGCGAAGAGGAAATCAAGGCAATTGAGGGAAGGAATAAGATCAAGAGAGAACGATTTAGGGTTGCTGTTTTGCAACTCATGCAGGAGAACGCTGAATTCATTAAGCAAGCAATTGCTGATGGTCGCCAAATTTATTTCGGAACGTATTTCAGTGAAAAGCACGGGAAAATTGCGCTCGATATTAGCGAATTGATTCCGTATGATCCGAAAGATTCCGAGTCGGAAGCAAAGGCACGCGCAAAAGCCGTTGCAGATGCAACAACAAGAAATCAAGAATCAGCAGCAAGAATAGAACCAATGCCCGGAGAGGGTCGCGGTACCGGCTCAGGATTCGGTTTGAATTTTGACAATCCAGACGCATTCCCATCGACTGGTCTGCCCGAGAACGCAATGGCTGGATATAGAGCCTGGAAGGGCCGACGTTGGAGCAGTGAAAATTTGCCAGACCTGCAACAGGAACCAATTAGTCCAGGGCAGGCTGCGGCACCAAATGACGGCGGCTCAGGCATGGACGAGATGCAAAAGCGTCTTGAAGAAACGCTACGAAATTCCCCAGAAGAGCAACTCGCTCAAGACAATCTGCGCATGCTTCTTGAGGCAAAGGGACTTTCCGCCGAAGCCATTGCAGCAAGAATTGAAGAGGTTCGACGCGGAACGGTTGCCGCACAACAGGCAACTGAGGCGGAATCAAGAAAATCTGACGCAGTAGAGGAATCGGCTGTCGTTGCAGAAGAAGATGCCTCGATGTTTGAAGATTTTACTGATGAAGAGCGAAATGAAGACTACTACGAAGACGACGAGGGCGGTTCGTACGAAGTTCTTCCAGAAGAGATTGCAACTGAGAGCGAAGCGCAAGACGCTGCGGCAGATCGCATCATTGCCGCCAAGGAGCAAGAGACACAAGCAGCAGAAGACGCTGCAACCGCCTCAGAGTCGCACGCCGAAGAGGTGAGCCAGGCTCTTGAAACGATTGCTGATTCAAGCGGAGATCAAGCAACAGAAACAATGATCTTTGATTCTGAGACAGAAGCAAAGATGCAAAGGATTGCAGAACTTGTTGCCGCTCGCGATAAGTTAATTGCCGATCGAGATAAATTGATTGCAGAAGAGGCAAGCGCAATCGAGGACGCACTTGCCGTATTGCAGGCCGCAGACATATCCGCTCAAGAGGATCAGGTAAGAAAAGTCTTGTCCGACGCAGACAAGTATATGGCCGAGAAAGAGGCGGAATTCAGGCTTACCGAAAAGGGCGCAAAGGTTAGCGCAAAAACTGGCGAATATGTCAATCAATTTGTGCCAGAAATTTATAACTCAGATACAAAAGAATACCAGCAGATGCTCAGGTCCGGCATGGTTCCGGATAAAGCCAGCAACACGTTTAATCAAAAGCAAAAGTATATTTTTGATCGACTTTCTCAACTACAAGACATTCGAAGAAATCCAGCGGATACTTTTAATCTTGGAAACATTAAAAGCAGCAGTGGCACAACTCTTTCTTCTGAGTTTATGCCGGCAAGCGATTTTGAAATTGCTCAAGATGTTGAAGCAGGTCAGTCTCCGGATTTGCCAGGACCAACTGAGGCAGAGGTATCGCAAGCAACAAGCACCCTTCTTGATGTTCGATCATCTGTCCAATCTTTTGGGGATGAAATTGATGCCGTCAGCACTCAAATTCGTAACCTTCAAGAAGAGATTGCTCCAGGGTCAACGCTTCCAAAGGGACCAAGCATGGCCACTTCTGGCCAGGAGCAGGAAGCGGCGGCGCGCGCCGCAAAGGAACTGAATCCTGAGGCAACAGCAAGGGCTCAGGAGCAAATTCTTCCGCTTACCGCTCGGCTTTCGGAAATGCTTGGGAAGGCGATCGAAGAGGCGCGAGCCAGCCTTACGGCAAAGGGAGTTTCTGGTGCTGAAAATCTTTCAGCGGAAGAATTGGAAAAGGCATTGGCCGGCTCTTCAATTGGAAGAAAACTGGACTACCTCCTTCAGGTTCAGCGTCAAGTTTCTGCAACTGGGATTACAAACGCCGGAGAAGTTAAGGCGGGAATACTTGGTGATGCTTCGCCAGAATATCCAATGGCTGCCAGAAAGGGCAAAGTATCTTCTTACGATAAGAATGCAGCAGAACTTACCGGACTTTCAATCAATGACGTGCGGTATCTGGCGCAGTTAATTCCGACCATCGCAGCGCAACTATCAGCGCTAGAAAATGCAGCACGCGGAACATCTGGTGAGGTCGCGCAACTTGGAGATGCCTCATCTAAGACAACTGAAAATCTTCTTGGTGAAGGAGGCCAGGGCGGTCAGGGCGGCGGAGGTGGCGGGACTGCTACAGGCGGTCCGTCTGGGCCAATGGATGACCCAAATAACGATTGGCGAAAGATTCGCGCGAAGATTCCAGATACTGACAATATTCCGCGCGGACTCAAAGATCTTGCAGCGTTGCAGAATCGATTTAACGAACTTGCACCTGCAATTCTTCACGTTGGAGACGCGAATAAGGGATTCTCCAAGTCTCTCGACGAATCAAATAAGAAGGCCCAGCAGGCATCTGCTGCCCTTGCAACGCTAACCAACACTAATGTTGGCGTACTGCGGGCAGTAAGAACTCAGGTTGGCCGAGCAGCAACATTCTTGGTGCTCCAACAACTCGGTCGAGAAATTGGCGGTGTTGTTTCGCACCTACAGTCAGGCATCTTCGGGTTCAATCAAGTTCTTGAAAACACGCAAGTAGGATTTAACACACTCTTTGCCAACACGCTCCAGGCAAATGCTTCTATTGGGAATGAACTTGTTCCGAAGTTGAACGAAGCCGGAGTGCAGATTGGCTTCATGCGAGAGCAGGCTGTTAAGTTTGCTGATGCCATTGATTTCACCAAGGGCGCTGCAGAGGGCATGGTTTCGCAAATCAGGGACATTGCAAACGTCACGCCATTCCGATTCCAGCCGCTTGTAGAAGCGTCACTCAAGATGAAGGCGTTCGGATTCGAGGCGGCAGAAATTCCTGGAATGATCAACTCGATCTCCAATGCCGTGGCGGCGCTTGGTGGGGACGACGAAAAGATTGACCGAATTGCATACGCGCTTGGCCAAATGAACTCTGCAGGCCGCGTCTATCAAAACGACATGATGCAGTTGGCAAATGCTGGTATCGCAGGATACCGCATGTTGTCAGAAAAGTTGTTGATGGACCTCTCCGCAATCAAGAAGAGGTCAATGGGCCTGCTTAAGGATTTGCCAGAAGAAACTATTGCGGAATTCAAGCGACTTGAGTCGTTCATCAATACCGGATCATTCAAGAAGTCATTCGGCAGCATCGATCAGATGATCGAAACATTGCAAGATCCAAAGCGTGCAGAGGGTTTGATCCGTGCACTTGCAAAGCGCGGATTCTTGCTTGGATCAACCGCTGCTCGAGCAATCACCGACGGAATGGATCGACAATATCAAGGATCTGCGGACCGCCTTTCAAGGACAATGACCGGTGCCCTTTCGACCATTGCCGACTTGTCACAGAACTTCATGGCAACAGCATTCCAGCCGCTGTTCAACTCGGTTAGGGACACCATTGTTGAAATTGGTCAGTTCATGCTTAAGTCCAAGGAGATCACCAAGTTTGTTGATGAGGTTCGCAGGCGTATGCAAGACTTCATCACCTCCCTCTCCTCGTTCGGTCCAGCGCTCCAAGCCGCTGGTCAGATCTTTGTTGATGTTTTTGTCAGCGGCCTTGGATCTGCGCTTGATAAGGGAACAGCATTTGGCAATGTTATTACAGGAGTCATTGCAAATCTTGGTCCTGGGCTGAAACTCATTGGCGACATTCTAACTAACGACGTTGGCAAGGGCCTTGTTGTTGCAACCCTTGCATTCAGCCTATTTAGCAAAGCAGTAACAGCAAATCCAATGATTGCCAGCATTACGCTTCTTATTGCCGCAATCAGCGGCATTGCTGCGGCGATCAAGGAAAACTCCATCCTCACAGCGTTTGTTGGAAGTTTTGTAAAGACATTCATTCCTTCAATTGAGCAGTTCTTCAAGGTAATCGGAGATGCTTTCGGAACGATTGCAAAGGATTTGTCCTCTGGCGGACTGTCTGGATTTGTTCTTGGACTTTCTGCGGCAATTGACGTATTGATGCCGCTGCTTACGATTTTCCTTGCAAGCATGTCGGTCCTGTTGAAGATCATTACGCCATTTGCTAAGCCACTTGGCGTGCTCATTGGCCTTTTCCTTGCGCTGAAGACCGCAATGATGGCATACGACATGGCCGGATCTATTGTTGGAAAGGTCATGAATAGCCTTGGCGGAGCGTGGTCGAAGGTCAACGACTCGATTGATACGCAAATTTCCAAGGTCAAGCAGACGGCTGCGGCGTATGAAGAACTTGGCGCGGCAAAGCGTGCCGCTGAGGATTTCAAGAGAAATGAACGCGGCGAGATGCTTGATGAAAGGGGCCGAGTAACCACCGACAAATCAAAGGCAGCGCTACTTTGGGGCGAGGGTGAGCGAGTAAATTCCTACGGCATGACGGAAAGCAAGGGGCGGGGTGCTCAGATTGCTCTTCAGGGAAGAGGCTTTATTCCGGGTCTTCTGGATATGGAACGCAACAAGCAGCAGACAATGGACTTGGCGCAAAACGCAATGGGTGTTCGCCCAGATTTTGGTGCTGGGTTCCACCTTTCACACCCAGACAATGTTCTTCCGCATACCGAGCCAGTCGTTAGCAATAAGTCCATTGAAGACAACTACGGCTACCTTGCCGGAGCAGAAAGTCGACTGGCCGCCTTCAATGTTGCAACACAAGGAAAGACTCTCACCCCCGAGGAGGAATCTAAGAAGAAGGATCTCGAAGAGGCCGCTCGACTCCGACAAGAGGCGTCAAAACTTGGCATGTTCCGGTTTGCCGGTCTTGATGCGGGCGTTTCTGTAACTGGAGAGGCAGACATCAACAAGAACGCTGGCGCCTACTCCATGGACAACTTGATGAGCGCCATAAACATGCAGAAGCAAATTAGTTTTGTTATCAACACGGCGTACGCAAATCTTGAACAAGCAGGAAATGATATCAAGAAACTTGCAGACGAAATTACATATTTGGAAAACGAACTAAAAAAGGCAACGCCCGGAACGGAAGAGCACGATGCGCTTACGGCACAACTTGCTGCAAAGAGAGCAGAAAACGAAGCATCTATTGCAAAAATTAAAGGAAGCACGCAGGTTCAAGAATCAACGGCAATCATCGGCGGCCTCATCGAGGCCAACGGCGGAGACGCAACTGATTTGGTTGGACAGTTCGCCAAGGGCAGGCCGATCAATATTCCAAAGGGATCAGCAGAGGCAATCAAGGCCTTGCCCGACAAGGTTAGGAATATTGTTACGGCCAAGGTTCTTGAAAAGCAGGCAAAGGGCGAAAATTTCCTGACCAAGCAAGAGATTGAAGACATTACCACTGGCGCTCTCGGGGACGCGCGTGGAAAAGCAGCCCTTAAGGGTATGACTGTTGGAATCTCCAAGAAACTCGCCGGGATGCTTACCAGTATATACAACAGCATTGCTGGAAAAGCGCCAAAGATGTTCCAAACCATCGAGCGCGGAGGTGGTAAGACTGGCCTTCGGGAGATTGATAGCAGGCAGGGTAAGTATTACTACGTTGACCAAGAGACTGGCCTGCTGGGCAACGAAGAGGTTACCGCAGAGGAGTTGCAAAAGCGCAAGCGACTCAAGGGCGGAAGCAAAATCAGCAGTCTTGGCAAATATATTGGCCCTGCAAGCCTGGCGCTTGGACTTGCAAGTGGCGCATCAAGACTTGCGGGCCAGGTAGCACCAATCCTTTCAGCGCCCATTATTGGGCCACTTATGGACGCACTACCGAAAGAGATGACCAGCATCTTCCGCCAGAAGGCTGGACCGTTCCAGGCAATGGCGGCAGGAATCGGAACAGCCGCAGGAAGCGCACTTGGACAGGCATTGATCCCAATCCCTGGACTTGGTGCTGCCCTCGGCGGAATGATTGGCGGCGCGCTTGGTGAACTTGTTGGAAATTTTGTCGACAAGATGATGTCCGAAAGCGAGTCGATTGCCCGAAAGAAGAAAGCACTCTTTGACGAGGCGAAATTCCTTGGGTTCACCGACGCGCAATCTAAGGCAATTGTAGAAGATAAGTTTGGCAAAACAGACTTTATTCAGAACATGATGACTGCAGATCCGATGGCGGATTTGCGTTCATCATACACCATAGATAAAGATTTCAACCCGATGACCGAAGACGAATACAACAGGAGATATAACGAAATCCTTGGAAGCAATCAAATATCGGAGGTAATGAAGCCACAATTGCTCCAGCAACTCGATGATGAAAGATTGAAGAGAAACGCATCTAGCAGTTTTGACCAACGTCAGGCGGATTTCATGAAAACTGCTATGGACCCAGAAATGCTCAAGCAACTCTTTGGGGTTGACAACCTTTTCGCAAAGAGAGATGCAGAAAAGTTTAGGATGGCAAATGAAGATCTGCTTAAGTCGATTGACGGGAAAATTGCCAGGGACGAAGCACTCACTAAGCAGGAAGAGGAGTTGCTGAAGGCATACAAGAAATTGCAAGTTGAAGCAGAGAGCAGTCCACTTGGGATGTTCGGGACAATTACAGATTCACGAGCATTTAGTCCGACTATGATGTTTGATGCGCTGGCATACTCTCAGCCGCGATCTGAATATACACAGGCAGATGTTGATGCTGGGGCAAAGAAGGCGGACGGAACGGCCGTAACAGTCGACGACATTGGCAAGCAAAGGGATAACTTCCTCGAGGTCAAGGATTTGATGCTTGATCCGGTTATTCAATCAATGACCCGCGCGGCAGGATTCGGTGACAAGGTGGCCGATGCGCTTGATGCATTTGGTTTTGATATAACAAAAATCACGAGAGATATGAGCAATCTTGATGTTATTGCTCTGATGAAAGAAACGCTTTCCGTTGGCGTACGCAGGGCCGAGCGCGCAAAGGCATTGACGCCAAAGATTGACGTCACAATGACTCGTACACAAATGATGGAAGAGTACGGAGCAGAATTTGGATACAACAAATTTGACGAACTCGAAGCGCAGCGAGCCGAGTACGCCAAGCAGGTTGCCGCATTTGAAAAAATGGGTGGAGAGAAGAGGCTTGCGTTCCTTCAGGAATACGCTGATCAAAAAATTGCCGGTGGATATAAGACATTTAGAAACGCTCCAGCAGGCGTTGAGCGAGATCAATACGGCGGCAAAGATACGTCCTATAGCGTCCTGCAGCAAGACACAGATTTGCTCACCACAGCAGAGAGGGCTGAGTACGAGAAACTACAGGCGCAAAAAGAAAAGGTTGCTGGGGCACGATACGTCCCACTGACCGTAAAGATGAAATATCGAATGGCAACCGAGGGCGCAAGCCCAGAGGAGCAGGCACAGGGAGTTGCGGCGGAGCAGGCATTCAAGAATTTCCGACAAGCAAATCAGGCTGCGCTTACTGCGGCAACGGCCGCCGGGCTAAAGGCAACAAAGGAGCAGTTGGACCTGCTTAAGCAGGAAACTGTCTTGCGGGATAAGGCATACACCACAAAAGAAAGAACCCTTGATGTTGGTGAGGCACTCGCGGTATTTGAGGGAGAAGGCATTCAGATTTCTAACAAAGAACTTGCAAACAACAAGGCAATTCAAGAAATATTGCTTGCAAAGCAAAATGCAATTAAATCAGTTGCAAGTGAAAGCGAAGCGGTTATTACCGCCAAAGTTGCGGAGTTGCAGGCAGAAGGCGTTATCACTGAAATCGTTGCAGAAAAAACAATACTTGATCAAAAGCAAGTTGAACTAGAAAGAAAGAAAAAAGTTCTCCTTGAGATGCAAGGAAAATTGATTGCAGCAAATGCCAGCGGAGACAAAGATCAAATTGAGTCTGCGCAACAGGCGGTAAGGGCAGCCGAAGGCGCAATTGATGCCCAGGGTAGGAGCATTGCTGATAGCCAAACAAAGATTAAGGACCTTACTGCGAAGGCTGCAGCATTCTTTGATGCCGCAGAAAAGGCAAACCCGTTCAAGTTGACAAAGAAAGAACTTGATGAGATCAAGAAGTTGATTGCAAAAGACCCTGGATCAATCCTTGGCGGTGACGGAGGAAAGAAGGATGCCGCAGCGTTGCAAAAGAATATTGACCTTCTTGGCAAGATGGCTTCAATTGCACAGCAGGCGTACGACAGACTTCGAAAAGCGCAGCAGAGAACGCATGACGAGTACATTAAGCAACTTGATGAGCAGGAGAAGCGCATCAACGAGCGATATCAACAGCGTTCTGATCAGCAAACCGAGGAAAACCTGCAGGCGCAACTACAGATTGCTGGCCTCCAGATGCGATCGCAAAGTGCTGATCCACTCGAGGCCGCAAAGTCGTTCTATGATGCGAAGCAGGCGCTAGAGCAGTTCTATATCGACAAGCAAAAAGAGGCGGAACTTAAGGTCATCTCCGACGAAAAGGAGCGATACGAGAAGGAGTTCGGCGCATCCGCAGACGCCCAGCAGGCAATCTATGACGCTGCCCTGAAGCGCTTGCAGAGCCGATTCGATTTTGCGCAGTCTGTTCTTAACGGCGACGAAAAGATGGCCGGTAAGATGAACGACTCGCTCAAGATGACCATGTTTGGCACCAGCCTTGCTGGTGATACAAGCATGCTCGGAACCATGATTTCCGGCTCATATCAAAATCAAACAACCGCCAACGATGATTTTAAAAAGTATGCCGCAAGCGCAGAGGGAAAGAAATACGCCGACATTAAAAAGAAGAGCGCTTCAAATCGCACAACGACTGAAAAGAATATTTATAGTAAGTACAACGCACTTTTGGCCGCAGCGCGCAAAGAAAACGCGCTCAACGCTATTGGCTCTGCGCTTCGCGGCGACGTCACTGGCAGCCAAGACATCACCATGACGACAGAGGAGCAGCAGGCGCTCGATGCATTTGAGTCGCAGAACAGGGAGGCCATTGCTGAGGCGCTTGCCGCTGGACTAACAAAGGACAATTCCGATATTCTTGCGCAACTTGAAACCATGAGGGAAGAAGCAAAAACAGCGGAGTCTGATGCGCTTGTTAAAGAGTTCGGAGCAATTACCACCGGTATTCGTTATAACTCTGACAAGGCTGAGTTCACACCAACGTCCGCAACCAGCAGGGGCTTCTCCGGTGGAATCAAGGGTCTGACGTATGGCGGCAAGGCGATGTCGACAGCAGACATGAAGGTGTTCCGTGGAACAACAGAAGAAAGCGGCCTCCAGGCAACGTTCATGAACGAAGCGATTATGTCAAACCTTAGATATCAAGACGCTAATGGCAAAGAGTACGCCGGTGCCGGCAATATTCTTTCATATATCACTGGGCTTATTTCAAGTCTTGGCGGAGGGGCGACTGGCATTGCAAAATTAAACGACGAGCAAGAGGCTCTCTACACATATTTGATGACGCTTGTTTCTGCAAAGAATACATTTACGACAGCGCAGAAGACAGCAATACTTGCCCAGCGCACGCTTGAGCAGGGTCTCAACGATTTCGAGCAAGCAACTGGTGTCGACATCAATATTGCCAACCTTGCCGAGGCTGACGTTACCGACAAGCAGTTCACCGACTACTTCAATGCTCTCGGGAAAACATTCGAAGACAATGCAGCGCGCGAAGAGGCAATCCAAAAGATGCGAGACGTGCTCAGGGATACTTACGGTCAAGCGTTGTTGTCTGTCGATGTTGAGCAGTATGCAAAGTTTGCTGATTCAAGTGACCCACGCATTGGGGCGCTAAGCGGTGTTGTGACAAACCTTAAGGATGTCATGACACAGATTGACAACGTGATGAGTGCTGGTGCAGCAAGCAAGATGACCAGCCTCGATAAGTTGCTGTTCGGTCAGAACTTTGATCCAAATAATCTCTCTGGCGCTGGCAACCCGATCAGCAATATCATGTTTGGCAAGACGCAAATTGACGCGGTCTCAGCAGCGGTAATCGCCACGCGAGACTCGTTTGAGAGCAGCATGAACAGCATCAAGGCATACGCTGCCGAGTTGGGCGGTCCGCTCGGAGCATTCCATCAGCAGACCATTGAGGAATCCAACGCCCTTGGGCAGGCGATGGGAACAACTGCTTCTGCATTCTCTATTGCAACGGAGCAGGTAAACATGTATGCTCAAGCCCTAAATGCTGCAGCAGCGGCGCGGGCTGGTCTTTCGATTGATCCAAACTTTGCCAGCGGAATTGGCAACGGGACTGCGGGCACCATGCCAATTGCCCCTCCGAACAATACCTATAACATCACCGTGAATAACGCTGAGGGTATGAACGCGCAACAATTGGCCGCAGAACTTGCTAGACTTATTGCTCAGCAGGCAGGAAGCACAGTGAACTAGGATGGTAAACGGACATGGCTAACCGAATCAGCGTATTGATGCAATATCGCCCAGGTTACCCGCAGACCTCTACGTCTATTCAAGAGGAAATCTGGATAGATATAAGTAAGCGGGTTGACTACGCATCGCTCCAATGGGAGCAGCAGGCAACAGATCAAAACACCACGCTCCGATTCGACATCTTCACAATGTTGCCTCTTTCCTCAACAAGGTACGATGATTATCAGTCATGGCTGGACAGCGGGAATGCTGTTGGCGGATCAACTCCAGTATCCCTTGGAATAGTTGACGCGATAAGTGACCCATCGTTTTTCATTGACGTTGCCAATAGAACAGAAGTAAAAATTATATCTACCAACGATCACATTGTGGTTGGCAACCCAGACACGGTACTTTGGGGTGGCGTCGTTTCCAGTGTCGATACGGAAAGGAATGGAGATTCCTTTATTGTGCAGCGCGTTGAGTGCTCTGACTACACCGCGCTTTTGGATGAGTTGATTGTCCGGGATTACAACGCTCCGACGGTATCCGAGGAACTCCAAGAACGAGCGACCATAAGCGGCCTCACCACAGAAGTTGTTGCCGGCGGGCTTACACTTACGGCTGGGCCATATACGTTCAGAGTTGTTGCATATAACTCTAGCGATGAAATCGTTGAGATTTTTACGCACGTTACTCAACAACTTACAGCAACAGATATTGATCCGCCCGGAATATCTGATCCGCCACTGAGAACCATCAAACTTGATTGGACTACGGTTGCTGGCGCTTCGTATTACAAAGTCTTTGCAAAGTCCGGTATTGGCACAAAGGACATGTATTACAAGACAACGGTTACTAGCCCAACTGTTACTTATAGCATGAGCACTGCTCCGGCAGTCTCCGGCGACCTTAGCCCAGAGTCAAAAGTGCAAAAAGGCTCTATTGATATCGATGTAATTCGAGGATCTATAGATTCAGAAAACGCAAACTACAGGGGCATCTTTAACGCCATTGACCCTGACCTAGATCCAGGAATTGACAATCAAACTGAATACGTTGAGACCGCAAAGAAACTGAATGATGGAACTCCAGACCCGGATAAGTCGTATCGGTTTAGTCCAACGCTAGAGACCGGCATCGTCCTCACAAGCCCATTTGGCGGAAAAACCATTAAGCAGGCATTGAATATTATTACCGAAAAAACTGGCGCAGTGTTCTGGGTTGATCAGAACAAATACCTCCACTACACGAACAAGCAAGCGCGAGAGTTGGTTGATAACCCAAGATTTGAATCTTCTCCAGCATCAAGCAGTTACTTTGTTGCAACTGGGCACTCAATCGAGCAAAACCGAGGGCCGTTTGGATACGGAAGGGCGCTAGTTGCCTCTGCTGGGGCAACAACAGTTGAAAGCAAAACAAACCCAATCCCAGTTACCGCTAACAACTACTACTTTGCACGAGTGCGGGGTTGGGCAAAGTCAAACTTTGCTGCGCACTGGGATGCAGAACTGGTGTTTTATAGCAACGCCGCTGGAACGATAAAAGTCGGCAATTCCCATAAACTCAATAGAAATATTGCTTTTGACTCCACGGACGACGGTCGATGGTGCAAGACTTGGGTTTTGGCACAGGCGCATGAGTCGGCGGTATCCGCAAGAATTGTTGTCAGCAAGAAATCAAATGGAAGCGACGAAGTTGCCTGGACAGATTTTTCATTAGTACAAGTCAATGGCGGAATGGGGTATTCAGATAGCCCATCCGAAGTTAACTACGCTTTGCCACTTGTTTCTTTTGAAACGCCAAAAGCGCCGCGATCAGCGTCTAAGGTCGCAAATAGACTTCTTGTATACGGCGTTTATAAAAACACTAAAAACCCAAGCGAACTTGAGTCTATTGAAACAGACGTTAGCCTCACCCTAAAGAAAGTTGCAGCAGGTTCTCTTGCCGCAGCAAAATATTATGTTCGAGTTGTTGCCGTTGTTAACGATGAAGATGTTATCTGCACGTACGCCACTGAAACCATTACCGATCAAGATGTATCCGACGGAATTAGGGAACTATACGCTCAGTGGGCCGCCGTTCCTGGGGCAACGCAATACAAGATTTATGTAGGTACAAAACGTTTTGCTATGAGGCTGAAGGCAACGCAAGTTGGAACAACGTTGAGCATCCAATCTCCGGCAGCGGGTGGCGCGGCAGTTTCGCCAGAACCTGAGGTCTATTACTACAAGACATTTGATTTTGCTCCCGGAATTTGGGAAAGCGGAGGGAAAATTGTCGAGGCGGCAATCAACGATAGCCTGGTTGATAATGATGACAAAGCACAAACCAGAGCGCTTTCATTCTGGGAAGAAAAGGGCATAGCGGAAAGAACCTGGGAGTTTGACACGTTTGATACACGTGTTCCGTATGTCGGAAGCGTTATTCCGTTTATCTGGGCTGCGGATGATACTGCCGAACCCCTTATGGTTAAGGGCGTTAAGGCGCGACTGCTTGGTGATCGCGTCTACTACACCGTTATCGTTGGAGATGACCCACTTCTGACAAAGAGAGGCGTAACGCAGATCTTTGCCGATATGCAGGCGGCAACCGCCAGACTTAACGACACCATCGCCCCAGAGCCACCGCAGGCACTTGTTGTGGCTGCCGACCCTGCTGCCTTGATTCAAACGCCAGACGGAGTTACAAGGGCAAGCGTTACGGCGCAGTGGACACCAAGCCCAGAAGATGACTTTTCGCATTACTCTGTTGAATACGGATATGACGCAAACTTCACCGAAGTCCAGCGCGCAAACGTAAGTCAGACATCTGACTCTCAAAGCGCATCAACGGGCATCAAGGCAAATGTTGTGCACACATTCCAGGCGGAGCCAGGAAAGAAGTTGTACTACCGCGTTGCGGCAATTGACGCAACGAATAACAGGTCGCAATGGTCATCAGATGAGATTGATTTGCCGCAAGATACAACCCCTTGCGATGCACCAGGGACCCTTACCGTCGAATCTGGTCTGAGGAGCAATACTCTTACCTGGACATTTGCTTTTTATGACCCGGCAAATCCCACAGTAAATACGAACAACACGGACTTTGCACGATTCAGACTATATCGACGAGTGCACAATACTGGGTCATATGTTGCCGTAGCAGAGACATCGGCGACACAATACGTCGACACTGACTTTGCTGACTACACAAGCGGATATAACTACGCCGTAACATCCCTTGACCGAACAGGCAATGAGAGCGGTACACCAGGGACCGGCGGGGCATCTGGTGTTTCGTACAACACAACAAACAACATCCCAAGCAAGATTAACGGCGGAGTCGATATCACTGCCGCATCTATTTCCGGCGCTCAGATCGCCAACGCAACAATCACCGATGCAAACATTGGTTCTTTGAGTGCAGATAAAATCACTGCCGGAACGCTAAATATTTCTACCGGTATGACTATTGTCTCAGACGGAACGGCTACGCTTCCACAGTTTGAAGTTGACAAAGATGGCATAACTATTCGCGACGATGCGGGAAATATTGTCCTTCAGGTTAACGGTACAGATGCAACGTTTAATGCGGATTACATTGATGTTTCCGGAATCACTGCAGATGAACTCACAGTTGGCTCTGGAGAGAATGTTGTTCGCGCTGGAACTAACGCATCCCCATCATTCAGCGGAATCTGGGCAGGAAATTCCAATCCATCGAAGGCGCCGTTTTCGGTAAACCTGCAAGGAGAAGTGGCGGCAAGAAATATCACAGTCTACGGTGGCGATGTTCTTATTGGAGAAATCGGCCCGTCAATTGATGAGGTGTCAATCAACGGAACAACTGGTATTGTTACTGTTACCACCACTGCAGCATACGACGGCACAAAGTATGTTGTTGGAGCAAAAGTACTTATTGATACCGTTGGCACATACGGCTCTGCCCCCTGGGCAAACGGATACTTCACCATTGCGAGCACTCCGACCTCGACGACTTTTACTTACGATAGCGGAGTAACTGGAACAACTGCAACGGATTCGTCCGCAACTGGAACAGTTTATCTTGGCGGGAAGATGGCAGTTGGCGGAGACGGGGGAACTACCGCCTCATGGATGACAATCGAGGGCAACGCTTTTGCTCTTAAAAACCCAGCAAACGCAGACAACATCATCACGGCAAACAATGCATCTGTTTCTATTAACGCTGACTACGTCAATGCCGGTCAAATCAACATAGGAACACTGGACAGCAATGCCCTGACAACAACAAACTTCTCCGTTACCAATACTGGAGTTGTCACTGCTGGATCTGGAAATAACGTTTCTGTCATTTCTCCGACAGATTCGACCTACCGGCTTTGGATTGGCCACTCGACTGGTGCATCTGCGCCGTTTAGCGTTACTGCAGCCGGCGCTGTCTCCGCTACATCCGGATCTGTTGGCGGATGGTCACTTTCCTCTACATCGCTGACTGGCGGAAACACCACTATTACTAACACGGGAAATATTACCCTTGGTACTGGGGAGAATGTTGCTAGATTGTCATCGAGCGACGCAGCCTATCGGCTATGGCTTGGCGGTTCTACTGCGTCAACTGCACCATTCCGAGTAACTAGCACTGGATCATTTACGGCAACTGACGCAAACATTACCGGAACGGTTACCGCAAATAGCGGCTCATTTACTGGAACAATCTCAACAAACAATATCACCGCAACTGGTGGGACAATCGGCGGATGGTCGCTCACATCAACAAGTTTGACAAACTATGGCGGTTCCACTGGGCAGTATGCCGGCATTATTGATACAGACTCTACCGGGTTTGCCTTCTTTGCTGGCGCTTCAACAAGCACTGGAACAAGCGCCGCATTCTCCGTGACTAATGCCGGCGTGCTTACCGCAACAGGCGCCACCATCTCTGGAGCAATAACGGCAACAAGCGGTTCATTTAACGGTTCCATTACCGCTTCATCTGGATCTATTGGCGGATGGACGATTGCCACGGACAGAATTTGGTCAGGCAGCGGTTCTTCTTACGTTGGCATGTCTACGGGCACTACATCATTCTTTGCTGGCGCAAACACAAGCAGCGGCGGATCAGCGCTATTTAGCGTCACGAATGCCGGAGCACTAACAGCAAGTTCTGGAACAGTTGGTGGATTTACCCTTACTGATTCTGCTTTGTACATGCTTAGTACAACATATTCCGGTTTGCTTAAGTCTTCAACGTCTACCGGAACCGTATTTTTTGCTGGTGCATCTACAAGCGCTGGCGGATCTTCGGTATTTAGTGTTGGAAATGACGGCGCTCTTACTGCTACAAATCTTCAACTTGGTGGACCAAATCTTACCGTCGGTAATGATACTGCGGCAAAAATTAAACTTGTCCCTTCTTCTTCGCAGCAAACGGCAACTTTGTCTGTTGAAAATTCTGATGGAACAAACTATACATCTTACGGATATGTATCTAACACGGCTGGAAGTTCATCGGCAGACGTAACAATAACTCTTACTGGTGGCGTTCCGCCTGTTGGTTCATTTATTTACGCAAACTCAACTGCTTCGTCAACCCTAAATAGCAACGCAACTGCAAACAATCCTCTGGTGGTAAAGAGTACAAATGCTGTAAGTGGCACTATTACTGTGCGACCAACCGGATCAGTATCTTCCGCATCTGGTGGAACTGGAACGATCAGGGCAGTAAAGAAACTTTCCGTAATTTCCGGAGCAGGACTTTGGGTATATCAAGACAGCACGGCAAAAGCCGGTGCAGTTGTTGGTGGAAGCCTTGCACTTGGCAGCAGCCCGCAAGTTTATGGCTCTGGAAACTATGGAACTCTTGCTGATGGAGAGTTGGGATTCCTTTCATCAGCAACTCCAAAGTTTTCTGGTGGGGGAAATCTTTATTCTTCTGACGGACAGTCCACAATTGATACAAGCGGAAAATTGTGGGTTCATGGATCACAACTTGAGGTTGGCGTAAACGGATCAACCGCTGCTTTGATTCTTGTTCGCGGAGACAATACAACAGGTGGACGAGTTGCTTTGTACTCTGGAAGCGGTAGCACGGGCGGAACGCTTGCTTGGGATATTGCCAACAGCAGATTCAGCATGAACAATGACCTTGCAATATCTGGAGCACTAAGTGGTGTAACTACTCTATCGGCAAGTTCCACAATAACCGGTGGATCATTTACAACAAGCGGCACTTTAACCGTATCCGGTACATCAACTCACAACGGGAGCGTAACTCTCGGGGACTCATCGGCTGACACTTTAACCGTTAACGCAACTGCGTCTCTTAATAATAACGTGACGCTTGGTAGTTCTACGGCAGACTACATAAAAATTTCTAATATTTATGCTACATCTGATATCACGAATTCTTACAGCGCTGTAAGAATTTATAATGGCACTAGGGCTTCCCCAAGAACTTGGCAAATGTTTGTTGACAGTTCAACCGAGCGGGTCAAAACAAATATTGCCTACATGGAAGACTCTGAAAAAATTCTTGATGTTCAACCAATCTCCTATCACGACAAGAAAAGTTTTGAGGAATTGGGAGAAGAAGCAAACCGTCAATATGGTTTCTCCGCTGAGGAAATGTTTGCCAACATTGAAGGAAATGCCTTTGTGGTTATTGACGCAGAGGGGTTGCCTGAGGCAATTCAATACGACCGCCTTGTGGTTCCGCTCTTCTCTGCTGTTCGATCCCTCAGGGCAAGAATCAAAGATTTGGAAGAAAAAATTGCCCGTATGGAAGACCAATAACCCTTGAGGTTTAATGTTACATAGTGTAATATCCACATGATTGGGGTATTTACCCCGGAAAGGTTGGTAAGCATGAAGTTCCGAGTAAAGAGCCAGTTGGATCATGAGGAGAAGGGTGGCATCCTGGATGACTGCGGCCCGTCGTCAATGGCGGCAGCGGTTTCCTGGGTGTTTAAGTACGCTCCCGGACATGACTTTAGTGCCGGTGATGGCATTAAGGCCAAGGAGAAGGCTACTGGTCATATAGACAAGCAGGGCGTGAGCGACAACGGCTCATCTCTTGGCGACTTGATTAAGACGGCTCGCGTCCTTGGTGCCGAGGCTCGCTGGGCAAAAGACTGGGCTGATGTAGTTGCCGCTGCTAAGGCTGGCGCCGCCATTGGCGTTTGGGTTCAGCAGCCGATTGGCTATCCAGAGGGTGTTGAAATCAGCGCGTGGCACCGAAAGTGGGCGAAGTGGTGGGGTCCAGGTGGCGGTGGGTTCAAGAAGGACCCAAAGCATTACAAGGCTGGCTATGGCCACATGACCGCTGCCGCATGGGACCCGGAAGAGGGCTGGCAGTGGGCTTGCCCAACGCGATCCGGAAAGGGCGCTGAGGAGTTTGCCGTTAAGGTGACCGAAGCGCAGTTGAAGGCAATTGCCGACAGCAAGCGTGTCAGCGGCGTGCATAAGGCTCCGCCGGAGAAGCACGTTATCATTATCACAGCGCCAAAGGGTTGGGTTGCGCCTAAGCCTGCGGCAGCACCGGTTGCACCTGCTGCACCGGCACCGCAGCCGGCGGCACCGGTTAAGGAAGTTCCGTGCCCACGTTGCGGTGGCACTGGCAAAGTTAAGTAATAGGAGAACAGCATGTTTGGAAAGATTAAGTGGATTCTCGATAATACCGGTATAGACGAGGCGTTGATTGAAGCGTTCCGCGTTGGTCTTTCGACCGGCATCGCGGTCATGCTTGCAACCGGCGCACCGATTCTTGACATGACGGCTAACGACTTCCGCACGGTTGCCTCAGGCGCTATTGCGGCAACGTTGCAGGTTATCGTTCGCGCTCTCAACCCAGACGACACGAAGTTTGGTGTTGGTAAGGCTAAGGCTGTCAAGGCCGAGGAGAAGGCGGCGCTTGCCGACACCTCGCACATTGCAGGATCTGCAATTGACACCGACGGCGATGGTATTCCTGATCAGTTGGCTGGCAGCCTTGCCGGCGAGGCTGGTTGGGTTGACGTCGACGGCGACGGCATCAATGATCTCGAAGAGGAGCCAAAGGCGTAATCGTGGCTAAGGCCGCAAGTGATCGCCCTGACGTTTCGGTAACTTGGGTAGAAATTGACCAGGTTGCCAACCATCCCGATAACCCCCGGGATGGTGACGTCGGGGCGATTATTACTTCTATCAGCCAGAACGGTTGGTACGGAGCACTAATCGCGCAGAAATCAACTAACTTTGTTTTGGTGGGCAACCATCGTCTGATGGCGGTTCGTCAACTTGGGTGGAAGCAAGTCCCTGTCATCTTCCTTGATGTCGATGACCGCCGGGCGCGCAACATCATGCTTGCCGACAACCGGGTGTCCGATAAGGCAGACTACAATGAGGACTCGCTGGCCGCCCTGCTCTCTGCCGCAGCGGCGGACGGAGATCTTCTTGCTACCGGGTACGACCAAGAAGAGGTAGATGCTCTGATTGCCTCGTCAATGGATATGGGACCACTTGACTCAGAGAAGCCAGAAAAGAAATGCCCGAATTGCGGGCATGTGCTCAGTGCACCGGTTCGCGGTCGTCCTCGATAATCGGGGCAAGAGTTGAGGCGTCCGGGGGAGTAAAACCGACTGGGACATCGGTCCATCGGATACGCATCTCCCCAGCGTCGTCATCATCCGTCATGCGGCTGATAATAAAGCGAGCAGCGGCCTCAAGAGCACGCTCGGGCGTTGGGGCGGTGTCCTGAACGACATTGTCGTACAGGATGTGCCACTTGGCATAAGTCGCACTCTTCGTGTAGCGAATTACAATGTCCATTGGCTGCTTCATTTCCTCAGAGTAAGTCACTATCGTCCTCCTCTTCAATCTCATTGCCTTCTGCAAGCGGCAGCGGCGAAACCGGTCGAAGTGGGCACGTAGCGTCCCAGCACGTCGGATTCTTGTCCGTGTTTGCGCAAGATCGGCACATCGAGTCAACCGAATTCCTATACATAGCAATGATCCGGCTGCTTGTGGCGTCTTTGGTCGGAGCGTTTAATACCTTTTGCAAAGTGACAATATCGTTGGGGCTAATGAGGACTCGCTCGTAATACACATCCCGTAAACGATTGAACGTCATCTCAACGCCAAGCGACGAAGCCACCTTGGCAAAGGTGTTAAACGTCATGTTGTACTTCTGCAAGACCTTTGTCAGAAGTTCATTGAATTCTCTGTACGGTGCCGGGTTTTTCGCCTTATCTGCTTGGACGATATCCCGGATCATTTACTTGCTCTTCTTTTCTTCGCCCTTTTCTTTGGCCTCTGCCTGCTGGCGACCGATAATCTCCGTCAGGCGCTCAATCTCCAGACGAAGCGCGTCGATCTCCATGGTCTGTGCGCCAATCTTCTTGAACAGATCTTCAACCGTCATCCTGCAAACCTCGTTGCTGAGGTGAAGTAAAAGCCGACCCCACCCACATCTGCGGCATAAACCAGCGCGTCGACCATGTCGTCGTGCTCGCTATTAGGGAATCCTAGCATCTCAGCCTCTAGTGCGCTAATCCCTGGCCCACCTCGAAGATGGAACACTTTTCCGGCCTCGTATCGTGCTGCCAAGGCGCGAGCGCGTACCACCTTGTCCCGGTCTGGGCGGATTGGGCGAGCCGGAAGCCTGGTCTCAGATAGCATTTCGCGCACGAACGTGCTTTGATGCTGCACGGCCTCAATGTTGACCGCCTCAAAGTTGCGCGGGCTATCCATGTCTACATCCTGCTGTCCGCGAAGACCGACGTAGCGGGCTGGCCAGAGCATGCGTGGTCCGTTCGAGCCGTCCACGATAGAGCCGTTCTTATCTAGGCCCGTCAGCCACTGCTGATGCCCTTGAACCAGTCGCTCCCGATATGCCCCAACGACATACAGGTTCTTATCTGCATCTTCGACAATCTCTACTGCCGCCGTGTAGTCCGAACGCTCACTGGCGGATGATGCAAGGTCTACCCCGATGCGCCGGGCGCCAGCAGGGACGCGGTCGACATATTGCAGGAAGTCATAGCGAAAGATGTTACCGCCCATCTGGGTCACGTCGTTCTGGTATTGCAGGGAGAAGATTGGACCACCAAGTTCTTCCTTTTTCTGAAGCAGCGCCTCTTCGGTGTACATCTCCGGCCAGAGTGGACCAGAATCTTCAAGAGATCGTCGCTGGTAAGTAGGAACGCCCTTTCGCGTCAATTCCGCGTAGAAGTCGTCCTCGTGCCAGCGCGTGCCGATGTACCAGCGCTTAGATCCCGGAACAAGCATGGGGTCAACTACCTGCCAATACGTTTCACTAGACTTCTGTCGCTGCAAAGGCGTGGCGTTTTCCTTGATGCCGACCATGTCGTCGGCAAGAAGCACATCAAGGCGAGCGCCGGGCTTAATGGAGCCCACGCCGTCTGCGAAACAGGTGGCATCCTTGCCAAGATTTGTTCCCTTGATGGTCCACACTTCATCTGTCCACTTCGTGCCAATCACGCCCTGTTGCGCCCACTCAAACACCTCGGCAAATCGTGGATGCTCGACAAGGGCTCGAACCGCACGCGAACGGGCAAGCGCATCAGACAATACGGCGGTTAAGATACCTACACGAATCTGGCCCTTGTGAACGCCAATAAGACGCGCAGCGCGATGCAAAAGTTGCGTTGTCTTAGCATGGCCGCGTGGCATGAGCACCAAGGCGCGGTCGTGCTCGTTGAGAAATTGCTCCATCTCCCTGAGGTGTTTGGGGAACACGAGATTGCTGACGTACTCCGCAAAGGCGGCGTCAGACGTCTGTGCTTTCCGCCTCAACCAATCGCGGTACTCCTGGTTGTTCATCTGGCACCTCCTCTCCAGCCTTCTGCGACTCAATGTCTTCTGCCCATGCGCGCAGTCGTGCGGCTACCTGCGCTGGCGGCAAATGATCGATTTCATGTTCGGTTTGGACAACCTGAATGGCACCTCCGCCCGGGCCGCTAATCTCAGCCTTTTCCGGAGCGTATGCACCAGTCAATTTTGCAATGCGGTCGACCACCTCTAGTTGCAACTTCAGTGCGGCAACGGCAGCGCTTGTGCCACGCGCCTTAGCCGCCTCAATGGCTGCCTGTTGCGAGATAGAGTTTGCCTTGGCAATCAACTCCAGTCGAGTGCCGCTGACGTCCAGTCCCTGCTCTTTCCACTCCTGCCGGATGACCGTCAAGTGCCGACGAACCGTGTCTTCAGCGAGTTCTACCTGCTTGGCAATGGCACTTGGATGCAGCCCGGCAAGCAGCAGCGAGCGAATCCTGTCCCTGACTGCCTGTACTTGTCCTTGCGGTAATCGTCCTGGTCGTCCCATGGTTCTCCTAAATGACGTTGTCGTGGGGTTATTATACATCACGCAGTCACAAATAATGTTGTGTGATCTTGTTTTTTGTGTAGAATGCCATGCATGGCCATCATTGATTACGACATCTCCACCGAACAGGGCAGCAGCCTTTCCCGGGTCGTGACGTATAACAATGCGTCAGGAGACCCGGTAAATCTGACTGGCTACACCGCTCGTATGCAGGTTCGACCGCGAGCGGGTTCCGGCTATGCCTATCTTTCCCTTACCAGCCCAGATGGCGGGCTGACGCTTGGCGGATCAGCCGGAACAATCACCATCCTCGTGGATGGATCGATCACGTCTGCAATTCCTGCCGGAAACTATGTGTACGACCTTGAGGTTGTCAACGGCGAATATGTCGACAAGGTCATGGGCGGAGACTTCGTGATTTCTGCAGAGGTGACCCGATGAGCCCGCTGCGCATTGTTGATGAGGGCGGAACAATCTCCGTTGTTCGCGAAACCAACACGGCACAGGTGCGACCATTTAATACTGCTGTATCACCTGCTCCGGCGGTGGTTAACGTTGGCAGTTCATTTAACTACTACGTCTTTAATCAGAACACTCCGTCTGCAACCTGGACCATTACGCACAATCTTGGGCGACGCCCAAGCGTTACCGTGGTTGACTCCGCAGGTACAGTAGTCATTGGCGAAGTCAATTACACCAGTGATAATACGCTTGTTATCACGTTCTCCGCTGGATTCAGCGGGCAGGCATATTTAAATTAGGAGATAAGAAATGGCAGTCAAGTTTCTTGCGAGTATAGATCTTCAGAAGAATGAGTTGCTCAATGCGGCCATTCAGAACCTGTCTGCCGATCCGGCGTCTCCGGTTCAGGGCCAGATTTACTACAACACCGTTTCCGACGCGATCAAGGTTTACGACGGCGCTGCTTGGGTAACCCTTTCGACAGGCGCAGGAACGGTCACTTCTGTAAGCGGAACCTCTCCGATCAATTCGACCGGCGGAGCAACTCCTGTCATTTCTATCGATTCTGCCAGCACGACTGCTTCTGGTGCCGTTCAACTCGAAGATTCGTATTCCAGCACTTCAACAACTAAGGCCGCAACGCCTAATGCAGTCAAGGCTGCTTATGATCTTGCAAGCGGCAAGGCAAATCCTTCGGACACAACGTACGTTGGTACGACGGCCGTTGCGCTTAATCGATCATCGGCCAACCTTGCGCTGACGGGTATTAGCAGCGTCACGCTTCCTGGCTCATCTTCTGGAACGGCGCAGGTTATTGCCTCGGCAGTTGCGGGAACCGGCACGGTTATTACGCTTCCAGCAACAAGCGGCACAGTCGCCCTGACCGGCAACAAGTTGAGCGCCTTTGCGGCAACTTCTTCGTCGGAACTTGCTGGCGTTATCTCTGATGAGACCGGAACTGGCGCTTTGGTCTTTGCAAATAGCCCAACGTTGGTCACGCCGGCCCTTGGTACGCCTTCAAGCGCCACGCTTACAAACGCAACTGGTTTGCCGATTAGCACGGGTGTTTCGGGCCTTGGAACTGGCGTTGCCACGTTCCTTGCCACGCCCTCTTCGGCAAACCTTGCCAGCGCCCTAACAGATGAGACCGGCACTGCTGGCGCAGTAGTTTTCTCAATCAGCCCAACGATTGATAACGTTACCCTTACTGCCAATAACGGCACGCCAACCATCCATAGCCTTTACCTCCCTGCTGGGCATACGATTCAGTGGGAAGGTGCGTCAAACAACAATTTTGAAACCGTTCTTGACGTTGTTGACCCAACGGCAGATCGAACTATTAACCTGCCAGACGCAAGTGGTACTGTTGCCCTTACTGCAAACAAGTTGAGCGCGTTTGCCGCAACGTCATCTGCAGAACTCATCAGCGTTATCTCCGATGAGACGGGTAGCGGGTCGTTGGTGTTTGCCAATAGCCCAACGCTTGTTACTCCGGCGCTTGGTACGCCTTCTAGCGTTACGTTGACCAACGCTACCGGGCTGCCAATCAGCACGGGTGTGTCTGGTCTTGGAACTGGGATTGCCACATTCTTGGCAACTCCTTCGTCTGCAAACCTGATCAGCGCAATCACTGATGAGACGGGGACTGGCGCGCTTGTTTTTGCCAATAGCCCGACGCTTGTCACGCCAAACATTGGCGCCGCGACTGGTACAAGCCTGGTTCTTTCTGGTGACTTGACGGTCAACGGAACGACCACCACCATTAACTCGACGACCATTACGGTTGACGATAAGAACATTGAACTTGGTTCTGTCACTAGCCCAACGGATGCCGGCGCTGACGGCGGTGGTATCACCCTTAAAGGCACCACGGACAAGACCTTCAACTGGGTTGACGCAACTGACGCATGGACCTCGTCCGAGCACATTAGCCTTGCTACTGGCAAGGCGTACTACATCAATGGCACCTCGGTACTGAGCAGCACCACCCTTGGTAGCGGCATTACCGGATCGAGCCTTACGTCAGTTGGTACGATTGGTACCGGCGTGTGGCAGGGCACCGCAGTTGGCGTCCTGTACGGCGGTACCGGCGCTACAACCGCTTCTGGTGCCCGAAGCAACCTTGGCCTTGTTATTGGCACAGACGTTCAGGCC